CGGGCGGGCGTGGCTCCGCCACCGCAGCTGCTTTGCCTTCGGCTGTAATCTCAAGTCGATGCTGGTCACCGGTATTCAAGATTGAATCCGGGGTGATATTTCCGTCCATGCCCAAATGGCTAAACTGGCGAGAAATAAAGGTTTCTCAGTCTCAACTGAAAATACCTACGATAAAATCGACGTAGGTTTTACCAGGGTAATGTACCGTGTCATCACCTACGTAGGCATAGTGGATGCCTTCTTGTTGAGTTCTACCAGGTCCTTGCGGAACGACAGTGATACCTTTAGCAGGCATCATCATTGTCTCCTTCATAGCAAACGCAACAACGGCACGCTGGCTCACAATACCAGCGCCGATGAGTGTACCTTGTAACGGAGTTACTTGACCAGGCACTACTCTTGAATAATCTCCAGCAATTGGAGATGGTCCAGAACTGAAGCGTTTGTCCATAGTACGCAGCAACTCTGCTGTGTGTCTGTCCACACCCAAGTCCGGGTATTCGTCGTAAATACTACTCATTCTACCCACTCCAGTTCGCACTTTTCACATTGCATATGCACAATGTCATCGCCCACGGCAAATGCCATGATCGACTCCGAACCACATCGCTCGCATTTCATGCAATCACTTCTTCTTTTTTGGTTTCGGAGCAGCCACCAATTTCTTGGTGTCTTTCTTACCGTCGGTGTAACGGTACCGAACGGATTTACCGTCCTTCTTGAAAGTCTTACCATATTTGTAAGCCATCAAAAACACACTCCGTTGAGTTGTGCCAGAAGGCGGTCACTTGCACCAAGGAGGTGCAGCGCAAACATTGCCAAGATGTACTCGACTCTGTTGTTGCGCACGTGGTTAAGAACGGATGCGGCAGTAACCGCCTCCTTGACTGTTTCAACTGCTGCTTCTTCAGTAATCATATTATCACTGCCCCATTGGTACAGAAGCAACGCCTTTGTATGAACCAGGTGCGACGTGCAAAAGCACATCGATATCTGGCATATTTGCTGGTTCGACAATAACACCAGCAGCATCATAGCCAGTAATTTCTATTTGAAGCAATCCGCATGGGGCAACAAATGCGCCAATGCGTCCGTCAACTTCTGAGTTACTGATGGCAGCATATCCCACAGTAACCGGGGCTGGTGCATTAACAGCGCCGCCCGAATAGTTGTCCAAATCGTACGGGGGATTGTCGTTCTCGGCCTCGATAACGTCGGCGAGTTCGGGTTCTTGAGAACCTGAATCGGTCAGTAAATTGAAGAAACTGTCCGACATCCCCGCGGGAACATTAGGTGTGTTCGCATTCAGTGTTGCACGCGAGTCCTGGTAAGCCTTGACCAGGGATCGCTTCGTCGAAGTATCATCGCCGATCAACAGTCCCGTGTATTCCACGGCTGGCAGAGGTTCACCTGCGTTTGGACCAGAGGTGTAAACCTCGTGCTGTGGCATGACGTAAGTGGAAAGGTTCCATTCGCCAGAAGCGTATAAGGCACCATTTCCATCACGTGCAAACATTTCTCTAGCTTGCGAGTGACCCGCATCTAACAAGAGTTTGAAATCATGCCACTTCCCAGAGATACTGGGATTGTCCTTGAGGACTAAAGCCTGCATTTGATTCCAGAGGGCTTCACCCTTAACGTGTGCATTTTGCACAGTCCAGGTATTACCAGCAGTTCGAACAGAACATTCGATAGTTGCAAGTGTACTTGCAGGATTCTGACGCCAAATGAACGTCAAACCCTGGTAACCATACATTCGTGATTGCGAATATAGGCGGCGGTTAATCTTAGAGAGTTCCCTCGCCGTATCGACATAACTTTTGTGTGACCCGCTTCCAGTGGGGTCGGTTCTCAAAGCGATGGTCGTAATTGCAGGCTGCATTCTGGTAGGCATAATGCTGGATGATTAATGATAGCCCATTAATCTTCTCCATACCCCTACCCCCTCCGTATCTGTGAAACACCCTGTATTCCGTGACCCCGGCCCCGGATTCCCATCTACTTCGCCTGTCTACCGGAAATGACATCCTAAAATCGTTGTCACCGGTTGCTTAACGTTTCACTCGATTTTCAAGCATCGAGGAAACACGGAGATAGAGTACAACACCGTGAAGCTCCGACGGATCGTCGGCACCAGACCTCTGCACCAGATTGGTGCAGTTTCGATTGTCGACCAGGAGTCTCCATCTTTTCTTCTTTCTTAGGTCTGCAGCATGAACGTCGGCACTTCGCCGTCTTTCTCATCCTGTTTTCGCATCGTGGTTTCATTTCAACCACGCTTCCACGATCATATTACGAGAATAATATGCGTTCTTGGCGCACAGAAGGCACCTTGGTTTCGTGCTGCCAGGTCGGCAGTCAACTTTAACGTTGAAACACTTCACACATCTGTAAATCTTCCAGATGGGTTTCACCGCCAACACCCACAATAGGTGTAGCCGCAACGAATGCAAGCAGGCCTCGCCACGGGCGGGCGTGGCTCCGCCACCGCAGCTGCTTTGCCTTCGGCTGTAATCTCAAGTCGATGCTGGTCACCGGTATTCAAGATTGAATCCGGGGTGATATTTCCGTCCATGCCCAAATGGCT